AAAATCGAAATCAAAAACAAAATCAACCAACCCAGATAAACCGCCGCCGCAGGAGGCGCACGAGGCAATCAGACCCACCCATATTTCTCTCTGTGAGCTTCCTGAAACCATGGATTCCAAGGAGAGAAGAATGTATAAGCTCATCTGGGAGAACACGTTAGAGAGCTGTATGGCACCGGCATCGTTTTATTCTATCACCGCGACCATTTCCGCCTTTCATGACAACCGATTCGTTCACACGAGCGAGTTGATTGATTTCCCTGGCTGGAAAATAGTGGCAAAAAAGTATCCGGTTGAAAATAAGGACTACCATTATTTGCGGCAAATTAAACCAAATGCACCAATCCAATATAAAAAGGTCTGTGCAAAGGTCACGATCAAGGGGTCAAAACAACATTACACCGAGGCCCGATTGGTTCATCTCTTGGAGGAGAAAGGTATCGGCCGCCCGTCTACATTCTCTTCTCTCGTTGATAAAATCCAAGAACGAGGGTATGTCAAGAAGGAGGACATAAAAGGTCGCGAACTGCTGTGTAAGGACTACGAATTGGAGGGCGAAGATATTTTTGAAATTGAAAATAAGAGAGAGTTCGGAAATGAAAAGGGCAAACTGGTCATTCAACCAATGGGAATAATTGTCATGGAATTTCTGGAGAAACATTTCAATGAATTATTCGATTATAATTACACATGTATTATGGAAGATTCTCTCGATAAGATCGCCAAGGGAGATGCGCAGTGGGTTGACTTGTGCAAGAGCTGTAACACGCAGATAGATACCCTGGTGGATGGGTTGCGAGATGAAACAAAATTTGAAATTAAATTGGACGAAAATAATACGTACGTGGTCGGTAAATATGGGCCGGTTATTAAATGCGTAGAAGATATTGATGGTAAGGAGGAAATCACGTTCAAGCCCGTTAAAAAGGATATTGATGTTAATAGTCTGGAAATTGGTAGTTATACGGTGGAAGACTTGGTTGATACAAAAAAGTCGGCAAAAAGTCAATTTATTTTAGGACAGCATAACGGTCATGATGTTATTTTACGCAGCGGTAAATTCGGTCTGTATATTTCATGGGGCGAAAACTCCAAAACGTTAAAGGAATTGGGGAACCGCCCAATAGAGAATATTACATTTGATGAAGTCAAGAAGTATCTTGACGAGGGAAGTAATATGATAAGAGAGATTAGTTCGAGTCTCTCCATAAGGAAAGGACCAAAAGGCGACTATATATTCCACAAGACGCCGCGTATGAAGAAGCCAGGGTTCTATGATATAAAGTCCTTTGCGTCCGAGACGAGTGAAGACTATAAAATGTGCGATGTGGTCATTTTAAAGTCGTGGATATCAGAAAAACACGGCATTGCCGCGTAAATAGGAATGCAACGTGTTATTTAATATAGTCGCGGAGGGTGTTTTACTGTATTCGAATTTCTCAAGATTTGTGGCAACTGCAAAACAAACTCAATATTAAACGAATAGTTAAATACGCCGAAGTTTACGATCTGGCCGTCATGGTACCTTAGTTTGATTTTGAGCTTTCTCATTCTCTCTGCAGGAGGGTAATAAAACTTGTAAGGGAGCGACTCTTTGTCAAACCATTGAGCAAGAGGAGTTGTTGGCACAGGTATTTTCGCAAAAGCGGAGTTTGCTATACCATTTGTTTCATTTGTTTTTGTTGTAAATTCACTTAAATTGTACGGCGCGGTTTCGTCAATACAGTTTTGTCCCTCTATTTCCATGTATATGAATGCGGGACCCATTAAATTAATTTTATATGCGCACTCTGCCCAGTTGACAGTTGAGCCTACTAATTGGGGATCCGGTATAAGCCAATACCCGTTATCGCCAGGGAACACATCTCCGTAATAAAACCTTGGTGCTAAAATACCGCTTGGGTCACTAATTGATGCCACGTTATATCGCGGCAGGCCTACATTTCCAGGAAGCCCCCACTCGCTGTAATTCGGTAGACGACTTCTGGTGGCACATGAAACACCATTTGCTCCCTTATCTGTCGTAAATTGGGTCTCATTTGTTAGTACAAATCCGTCGCAAATATTACCGAACCAGATCTTCTGTTCAACCGTGTTATAAACAATAACAAACCGAGTGTATCCGCCGGCAGCAGATAGGGCGGCCAGTGCGGCAATATACTCCTGTTGCAATTGTGCATTTATTACTGGGTCTGGATCCAACAATGTGCTAACCGATTGCGCGGTGAGATAGGCGGTCAGAGGTGCAGTTACGGCAGCATTAAACCGATTTGTCAATTCAGTGGCCATTTGCTGAGGGTTATAAAACCCATCGGAAATTTGGATGGAGTAACTCGTCGTTTGGTTGAGGTATAAGTATTCAAATGTCTTCTGTGCGAGCACACCGGCCGAGAATCCGCTAACCAAATTTGGATTATATGGATTATTAATGGTAAATGTCATGGTTACATTCTCATTGTAAACGGAAAACGTGTTGTAATTAGATGGAAATGACCACTCGGCCAATCGTAACGCGACTATGTTTAGCATATCTTGTGGCATTTCAATTTCAAATTCAGACGAGGATGGGTATTTAACCATATCTCGGTCTTCGGAATGAATGGATACGTATTTTCTGTAATATATATACTCCTGGGAATTCGGGATTAATGGGTGGTTAGTATTTGTATTAAAAACCGGTTCATTAAAAGATGGTATCTGTCCTCGGTTGTTAAATGGTCCTGACATATTTAATATATTATATTATTAATTTTTTTTATATAATAATACATTAATTTATTAAAAAAACAATCGGTTTATATATTATATGTCATTAATCGGAACAGTTGCTAATTATGGTGGAAAACAACCGAGTAATACGCAAGATATAAAACAATTTGTTGTAGGCGCTGGCGGTAGTTACGTTGTATGGATCTATAAGAAGTTGCCAACAGGGCTACAGGTAATCACGCCCGCCGACAGTAAGAAACCAGTTTATCTTAATAACGACTTATATGTCAACGGTTCTATTTATAATACTTCTGACGCTATTTTGAAGGAGAATGTTGTAGCATTGTCGGAAAGCAGTAAGGCCAACCTGTTAAACTTAAAGGCCGTGGAGTATTCTTTTAAGGCCGACAGCACACACCAGTTGCATTATGGTTTTATAGCTCAGGATGTAGAAAAATTATATCCAGAATTGGTCAAAACAAGTGCGCTCGGGTATAAGACTGTAAATTATGTTGAGTTTATTCCGATATTAATATCAAAGATGCAGGACATGCAGCGGGAAATAGACGAGTTGAAGGCCAAGTAACATGGGTAATAAATAAAATAAATAATGAATAAATAAAATAATGCACGACTATTATTTTATTTGGCTAATTGGGCGTAAAATATTATCACACAATAATATAAATGGGTACAACCGAAATGCTGACATATGTATATCAAGGACTACTTTTTGCGGGCTCCGTCGCAATTCTTGTAGGGTGGTTGGCGTCGGGGCGCACTTCGGTAACCTCTTATATTGTAGGATATTCCACATTGAGCCTAAGTATTCTATTGGCCACCACGCTGGTACTCTATCTACAATCTGGCCGGACCCTTACCACATGGGAACGCGTACTTGCCATATTAACATCAACCGGCCCATTTATATTAATGTTAGCAATCACGATAATCATGATAGTATTGTTGGGAACATATGGCAAGTATATAGTTGATAACCATGTAGGCAATGGATATTATAGCCGCGCAACATATATTGTAGCCGTTTTGGGTTTTATGCTTACAATTGCTGCAAAAGCCTTGTCATCAGACGAGTTCGCAATTACGAGACAGATTCCTCGTTCGTCGTCATGGATTCTCTATATACTTAGCGCATTCGCCGCAATGATGGTATACCAAGCATATGTAATACTCAAGTACTTTAGAACCGACGGGTTTGCAGGCATTAATTAACTGCAATAAACTTGTACGTTAGACCATATTCGTACTGGGTCTCCCAGATTCCGGATATTTTGAGAACAAATGAACAGGCTGCGCGGCTCCCAACATCGGTAAAAATTTTCAGGGTTCCATTTTTTAACTGTTCAAAGATTTTATACTGTGCGGTCTTGTTTCCAATGTTTATTTTTTTGAGTAGTTCTTCTTCAATAACTCGAACCCGTTCGATAATATCCTTATGTCTCGCAACATTGAAACCACATCTATATTTTGTATAGTACTTTTCACACACGACATCGTTTAGTGGAACGAGTAAGTAAACCCCATTTAATACAAAATTGCCGGTAGAATAAATAATTCGTATAAAATTGCCGTCATTCATAACATTATTTTTTATAGGATCACAAAAAAATGCATTATTATCATCATATTGGTCAAGTGATTTAACAATATTCATTGTAACTAATATATAAAATGCTTTGTTTTTAAGTCAATATACTTTACACGATTGTAAAGTAAATAGACTGCGCGTCGTTATATTTTGGTATGAAATGCATCATTTCAAATCTTTGAGGGTATATATATTGGTTTATAATTCAAATAAAGAATATGTACTATACAATAGTAGTATTGTGAATGAAGTATTATGAAACTCACTTTGAAGAGTATCTGACTGAAAATAGCCGCGTAAACTTGCACCCAAAACTTGACAAACTGTATGCGAAATTCCCCAAAACACTTCCCGAGCTTAAAAACCTTATTTTTTTTGGCCCAAGTGGAATAGGAAAATACACACAAATGCTCAAGTCCATACGTCGGTATAGCCCGTCAGATTTAAAATACGAGAAAAAAATAAGTGTAACGTTTAATAAGCAGCAGTATTTTTTCAAGATTAGTGATATCCATTATGAGGTAGACATGTCGCTCTTAGGGTGTAATTCCAAGCTGTTCTGGCATGATATTTACCAGCAAATTATTGATATTATCTCCTCCAAGACGGACAAGTCAGGAATTATCGTGTGTAAATATTTTCATGATATCCACAGCGAGTTATTGGAGACCTTTTATAGTTATATGCAGCAAACCACAGACAAGTCAATCGATGTTAAGTTTATTCTCGTTACAGAGGAGCTTAGTTTTATACCCGATAACATACTAAATTGCTGCGAAATAATTAATATAAGTAGGCCCACTAAAACCGCTTATGTTAAATGTGTTAAAACCAAGTTGCCCGCAAATTTTGTTGTTGAAAATATAACGAATATTAAGGGACTCCATCTGTATACTGAAGATCTGATGTTGCAGTATAAGATTATATGCAATAAAATAATTCACAAATTAGAGAACATTAACGAGCTGCAGTTTTTAAAGTTCCGTGATTTAATATACGACATATTTATTTATAACTTAGATATTACCGACTGTGTTTGGTATATTCTCTCTTCGCTTGTGAATGGAAACAAATTTACACCAGACAAGTTGTCTTGTGTACTGCTTAAGACTTATGGTTTCTTTAAATATTACAACAACAATTACCGCCCGATATACCACGTTGAAAACTATTTCTTATCCCTGGCAAAGTTAATACATAATTATTAAACTTCATTACGCGAAAAATCGATGATGTATTTTGGTCCGTCTGTAATACATATATGCTAATAAAAGAGTAAATGCTGCATTTAATACTTAAAGTTTATAATTCATAATATGTAATGAATTATAAGGAAGCTTTTGAAATATTGGAAATTGACCTGTCTGTCATCAGCGTAAATGATATATCAGTTGACTATTTAAAAAAACAGTATCGTAAGCTCGCGCTCAAAAATCACCCAGATAAAAACAACAATACAGCAGAAGCTACCGCTAAGTTTCAACAAATACACGAAGCATATGAGTACCTGCGGAGAGAATTTAAACACTTACCCGAGGACGACCATGAGGCCGCAGACGAGCCTATTTCTTCTCTCTATTTCGATATTCTAACAGGGTTTATGAAGACGATGTTTGCCGGAACATATGATGATGTCCTAACAAAGATTGTGAATGATATAATTGTTGCAGGAAAGAAAATATCCTCCAGATTATTTGATGGCCTGGACAAGGAAACTGCCCTTAATGTGTATACCTTTCTCTCCAATAACAGATCGGTACTTCATTTAAGTCAGGAAATGTTAGACATTATCAGAGAGGTCGTGGTTAAAAAATACGACAATATTGAAGTGTATCGGTTAAATCCGAGCATATCAGATTTAATGAACAACAACTTATATAAACTCTATGTAAATGATGCATTATATTTGGTACCGCTCTGGTACAACGAGTCATATTTTGACGGCTCCGGGTGTGAAATAATGGTAATATGCGAACCCGAGCTTCCGCTGGGCATGACAATTGACGACGACAATAACATATATGTTGAAACCGTTATTTATGGATATCGCGACCTGGTTAGTCTCATATTAGAAGACGGGTCAATCCATGTGGATATAGGAGAGAAGGAGTTCAAAATCCCCGTCTCGCAATTGCACATGAAGCATGAGCAATATTATAGAATAAAAAATGGGGGAATATCTAAGATTAAAAAGGATATGTGCGATGTGGCCGAAAGATCTGATATCATAGTGAAAATAAATATCGTATAAGCTGCAGGATATAAGCATATATTGTCACCAATAAGCATTTTAATTTACAGCAGAAAATGTTGTAAATTAAAGAAAAAAGTTTATAGTTAGATAAAACTTTTTATTTTTGTTGATTTATATTTTTGTTGATTTATGTTTGTTGATTGTTAATGTGTTTATTTGTTTTATTTTTATATTTATGCGTCAACCTTCTTCTTGGTGACAATCTTCTTCTTCTTGGTCTCATCTGCAGCTGCAGGCGCCGCTACTACAGGAGCTGGAGCTGGTGCTGGTGCTGGTGCTGGTGCTGGTGCTGGTGCTGGCACTGGAGCAGGAGGTGGTAATTCATACTCCTCATCAGAATCGTCTACAATAGCAGCACCCTCTGGATCAATTGCATCCTCAGGAGGAGGAAGCGCCTTTAGACGAGCAACATCTCCAGTCTTGGGCTTGATAAAGCATGTACCCTCAACGAATGCAGACGTTCTTGGTTTCTGAACAATAGCCTGTTTCAAGTT